GTTACTGCGAACAGTCATCCGTTTGCCCGGGTAAGCTACCCGGAGGGGCATCAATCAAGAAAGTCTTCCACGATCCTACCGGCCGTGGCTTCGTCTAAGTCGTCCTCACCAAACAAACTTGCTAAAAGTAACAAGATGATGTCAGTGGAAGTTAGGTCATACTTCCAATGGTAAAATCTGGTCATGTCGTCACGCGATGTAACATGAGTGACCGTCTGTATAGCTCTCACTATACCCTTGACACCAAGGTCAAGGAAGTCACCCTTCGCGTTCCACCCAAGACCATCAAGGCTGACACCACCATCAGGAACAAGCTGAAGGTAGCGCTCATAATAGCTCCTAGATATTGGAGGACAGTGCCGAAACTCATAAGAGTAACTCAACGCCTTACCCGCCAAATAAGCACGATCAGAGACCGCCTCATTTGAAGACGCGCGGGCGTTGAATCTGGCAACCGCCTTTCCAAATTTTGGAACCATGACAAAGCCATAGCTAGTCATGATGAAATTCTTGCTTAGGAAGGAACACTCGCTAAGATGGCGACGCACTACAACAGTAGCACGCATCCTAGCCAAAGTGCAAACATGCTCATAAGCGCGCCTGATACACCTAGTCCTGGATTTCCAGGGGTTATCCAAACGCATGAGCATGTCATCTCCTAGCACAAGAGTATCACCACGGAAACCATGGCGAAGACAGAAGGAATAGTTTATTGACATATTCCAGACGGAATTTCGGAAGGTCGTAGATTGAGCGCCAGTGGGTAATTGATTGGTGACCCTAGCTGCAACAGCGAACTTGCGGGCTGTAACCGCAAAAGAATTCGCATGCAACATAAGACCAGTAACCCAAAGCGGGGCGCCCAGTTTGCGAAGCCATTTGACCTCCAGAATGTGAACATCTCTGACCTGAGTCATGTCGTTCGAGTTGAAATCACTTTCAACAAAAATGCTATCCTCGGTAGAATACCGAGTTATGAAATCAGCTAACTCTTGCGAGCTAGCCTTGTAAGCACCTTTGTAATTGACAGAATCCGAGGAATCTGCCAAAGTGCACAACCTGAACAAGCGTTGAGTACACGCTTGCATGATTGGTCCGAGTATCGCATTGTGGATATCAGAAGACTGATATATAATCCGGGGAGCCCAATCCGGAGAATGACGCTTAAGCAAAGCCTCTACCTTGACAAATATTTCCTTGTTAGTGAAGGTCTTAACCAAGCACTCAGAAATTGCCGGAAATACTTTAAGATGCTTTGCCTGCTTATCCGGTTTGAACTGCGAATTCCACCGATGGAATAGTTCGGGTGTCCATTCAATAGGATCTTGACCCGTGCACGCTAGGCGTTCTAAAAGCTTGAGTGAATGTTCGACAATTTGTCGGTCAGCACGATCGTCGCTGTAAAAGTTGCACCGCTTATCGAAAGCAGCCAGGAGATTCTTACGAGAAGAATCCGGAACAACGGGATAATGCTCCCGAAGCAAAGGGCCGAGCACATCAAGCCGCAAATTGAGCTGATCCTCTTTACGAGGATCACGTAGAACACCAACCCGCGCAGGGGTGTTGAATGTACGAGGAGTCCGTCTACTCCTTTCACGAACTCGCCGCTGATAAAAGTATGCGGACGAGCCTTTCTTGATTGTGCCCCCCACAACCTCAGTACGGAGGTGGGGGGACATGTAAATGTAAATGTAAATGTAAATGTAAATGTGAAGTGATGAAGACAGCAGTAG